AGCATCAAGATCAGATGTGATGTTTCCACCTACTGAACCTGTTACCCATGTTTTCATTCTTCTATCATCTACTTGAGATGCTCTATATCTAACATGTAAGAATGGTCTTCTCATGCTTTGTCCAACTACTTCATCATAAACTGTTGGAGTACCAGCCGGAATTAATACCGCTCTGATATCGTTGAAAGCGTCTTGACCTCTTAATGTTACTTCATTTAAGTATCTCCAGTCTGTTTTGTAGAAGTCATAAGATGCTCTTCTAAATCCAGAGAAACCTAAATTTAATGCCATATCCTCAGAGTTGCTGAATACACCGTAAGATGTACCACCTGAACCATAAGAATTTTGCGCTGCTAACATATCATCAATTGCTAATGATACTGTTCTGTTACAGTAAAGCATGTACTCTTCAATAGCACCTTGCTCATCAAACTTTTTAAGTATCTCGTCAAAAGAACCTAAATCATCTACTGCTGTAGTTCCACCGATACCTGAAGTTGTGTGACCTCTAGCTTCAATAGCTGAGAATAAACCTTCAGTACCAAAGTTGTCTCCAGCTGTTCCTATTTCTGAATCAGCTGCTGAACTTCCTGGAACACCTTTTTCTGCTTCAACTAAAGCCATTTCTAAGTAATCAGCAAATCTTAATCTAGTTTCTGCTTCTGCTTTTAGATACCATAAGTAACCTGAAGTTCCGTCTTCTGCACTTACTTCAACCCAACCGATTCTAGAAGTATCAGATCCTGAGATCTCATAGTGATCTTTTAAGATGATTGGTTTGTTGTTAAATGATTTGAAGCTAGGATTAACTGCGTTATTCTTAGCATTGTCGCCCATACCTTTAGTTGCTTTACCAAACTCAGAACCATAAACGAATATTCTACCGTTTGTTCCGTTTAGTGAAAAACCAGAAACGTCACCTACACCAGCTACCTTGTAAGGTAAAACTGTAATTGTAGTAGCCGCTGTGTCTGAAACGTAACCTCTAAATACAGTTGGAGAAGCTTGACCATCAGAGACTAGAACTGTTTGTCCTATTCTAACTGCATGATTTGCGTTCACATCACTAGTTCCTACTGAACCTGTTATTGTAAAAGTATTAGTTGATAAACTTGCGATCTTGTAAGATAGATGTAATCTACCTTGTTCTGTCCATATCACTTGATCTGAAGTCATTGCTTCTTCTGCTCCAATAGCTGATAAGAAACCAGAGATATTCCTTTTACCGTAAACCTCTGCTTCTTGCTCTATTAGATCAGGTAGATACTGCTGTGCCCAACCTGCATTTCCGTTACCGTCAATGTCTGAAGAAGTAAAATCCAAATAATTAGTAGATATAGCACTCTTAATTGGGGAAGGAACCGCATTTAACGATCCACCCGTATTTTGTGGAGTAATTGCTGCCATAATTTTTAAATTTTAATTGTTATTTTTTAAGTTTAAATTTAAAAGCATTAGAATCATCACCGCTTAACACTTTAACTTTTATTCCACCAGCTTGTACTTCACCAAGACCTTGTCTAGGTTCTGTTGTTATGTTTTTAGCTTTTGCTATACTATTTTTGATAGCATCTGCCTTACCTTGCTGGTAAAAATGATTAGCTACAGCGTCAGCGTTCATTGCTGTAAACAAAGACTTGTGATAACCTTGTGGATCAGTTAATTGGTTTCTTTTGTCCGTAAACTTAGAAACAAAGTTATTGATATCACTTTGGTTTTCTTTTATTTGCGTTGCATCTTTAACATTAAATCTAAAACGTTTATCACCGATGTTATATTCAAAACCTTTGAACTTATCGTTGAACAACTGATTTGTTTTAGACGTAAACGCCTCTCTTTGTTGTTGAGCAACTTTTTTTGTTTCTGTTTGCTCTTTGTTGTATCTACCAAAGAAATCAACAGCCTTTTGTTGATCAGGTGTTAACTTAACACCAGCTTTAATTTCCTCGTAGTATTTAGACTTTTGCCCGTCTAAGTTGGCTCTAGCGTTGGCAACCTGCTCTTTAAACGCTAATTTCTTTCGCTTTATATCTCTAGGATCATCAACATCTTCGTCGTATGTAAATGAGTCTTCCATTAAAAACTCAATTTCATCAGCATCAAGATGTGGTTTGCTTTGTCTATAGTGTTCTCTTAACAATGCCTTGTCATCAAGTTTACTATAGTCTTGATTTAATTTAACGTAATCCTCGAGATCACCACCAGTTTCATCCATAAACTTCATAAGTTTTTGAATGTTTTCTGGTAGGTCTTCGCCAGTTTTTTCTGCTTCATCAATCGCCTCTTCAACTGCTTCTTGTACTTCTTCTACCTTCTCTTCTACCTTTTCATCAGTTATTTCTTCTACAACTGGCTGCTCACTTTCTTCAACAGCCTCTTCTTCTTTTGTTTCTTCAACAACTTCCTCTACAACAGGTTGCTCCTCTTGTGTCTCCTCTTTTGGCTGTTCTTCTACCTGCTCTTCTGCTGCAGGCTCTTCTTTAGCAAGATTAACCTTTAAAGGTTCCTCTTGCTGGTTGTACTTTTTAAGACGAGGTTTTTTTACCTTGCCATCACCCATAGGTGCTTCAGCATTGTTCTCGTCGATTTTTACTTTATCTGCCATAATATAATATTATAAAATTAAACATATGTACTCTCGTACAATTTCTTAAGCTTTTCCTATGTACGCTATAATTTGTCCAGCATTTACATCGATCTCAGTATATCTACCGTAAATTGTTATTCCAGACTTTAAATCTAGGTTTGTTTGTGTTATTTGCACACCACCAGATCCTAAACTTGTTGTTTCAGAATCAGCATCTGCATCATTAGCTGCTCCTTGAGAGTTAGCCCAAACAGTTGCGTCATCTGCAACTAAACCACCTGAACTATCAAAGTCAGTATCAGTTAAAGCTGTTATAGCGACAAACACGTGTCCAGTTGGTGGTTTTATAGCATCACTAGAAGCTGTTGTAAAAACAGATCCAGTTATTTTACCAGTCCAATCATTAGTTACTATTGCCATTGTTATTTATTTATTTGTTAAAAATTATCTAGGTCCAAATGAACTTAAATTTATTCCTTCGCCTAATATATCATTACCTGAAGACTCAAACTTTTTAGGTCCTGAACCTTCTTTTCTTTGTGATATTAATTCAGACTGTTGACTAGCTTGTATTCTAGTTCTTTCATCTTTACGATCTTCTTTAAAAGTTTCTCTAGTCTTTAACGCTTCAACTTCTAAATTTTTAAGTTGCGCTGATATTTGAGCTTCAGCTTGCATCAACTGAAACTTAAGTTGCGCTTCAGTTTGTAGCTTTTGTAATTCAACCTGACCTCTTACTTGTTCAAGCTGAGCTTTGCTCTGTAAAGATAATTGTTCTTTTTGTAAGTTAGCGGCTGCTGCTTGCTCTGCTGCCTGTGCGTTTGCTTGAGCTTGTACTTGTATGTTTCTTTCGGCAATAGCTTGATCTCTTGCTGATTTCTTTTGTCTTCTAACTTTTAAAACTTGATTTGCTAGCTTTACGTTTTTAATGTTTCTAACATCAATAGCATCTTCAAGTTCTATACTATTTGACTGTAACGCCATTTGTATATTGTTTTCAAGTAGTTGTTTTTCTTCTTCATCTGGTGCTAGTTCAATAAATATACCAAAGTCATATAGGTATAATTCTTTTATTTCATCTAATGTTGCAACATTATGAGAACCAATAGCTTGAATAAAAGCATCTCTTGTTGGTGAATACTCTAGTAAATCAGATATTCTTAATGATAATGACTGTGCTAGTTCAGTGGTTAAAAATAAGCCTGACTGTAGTATGTGTCTAGTAGCTGTGTTACTATTTGCTGCAGCTATTTTTTGTACACCAACTAAAGCATTTTTATCAGGTGTACTACCATCTCTTGCTTCGTTTAACCCAGTAACATCTCTTATCATTTGTAAATAATAATTGTATGTGCTAATTAAACTTTGTAACTTTTGACCACCTGAGCCACTTGATATTTCTTGTATAGGTACTTTACCAGGATTCATGTCACCCTCTTGCGTTAGTGATCTACCAATTATACTACCAGTTTGAAAGAACATGTTTAGTGCTTCTTGTGGATTATAGTTTGTGCCATTACCTAAATCAACTTCAGCTAAACCATCAGCGTCTAAATAAACACCGTCAGGCACAACTCTTGATAGCACTTGTTGTATTTTTAAGTGTGTCAATTGTACCATATCAGCAAAACCAGTTATACGTCTTACTAATGATTCAATTCTACCCTTGTACATACGCGGTGCTACTATATTGTAATTCATCTTAACTTGTGTGTAGTCACTTTTAGATCTTAGCATATTCTCAGCTAATTTCCACTTTAGTAATTTTTTAGTACCTACTATCAACGCGCCTTCATACAAAACCTCCATAGACCTTGAAACTCTTTCAAAATTACCATCACCAGGCGGATTAAAAGTATCATCTTTTTCAATAGCTTTTTCAGCGCCTGATCCTAATGTTTTTACTTTAAATACA